ATTCATCGCTGATCTAGTCGATCTGTCCACGATTACGACAACGAAAAATTCCAACTTCAACGGCATGACCACGGTTCGGCAGAAGTCCGGTGCGGTCGTGGTTGGTGACATTGCTCCGAACACGTCGCAGATCATTCATAACACGAGTGCAGATACCCACGCGCTCTACGCTAACGATAGTGGTGTGCTGCGCGTTATCGGACAAGAGGTCGTCACGTCCGATCGCACTTACCACGTCGATGGCTCGACGGGAGATGACGGCAACGACGGTCTCACGACCGGTACTGCGTTCGCTACCATCCAGCGAGCCGTAAACGAAGTCTGCATCGCGATTATCATTCAGTATCACGCTAATATAAGAATATCCGTCGCGCCTGGGATTTATGATGAGTTCGTAGTCCTCTATCCTTACATCGGCTTTCCGTCCGATTTGCAAACAACTCCAATATTTTCCTTTATAGTCACGATTCACTCGTCTACGCTAAATGCGGCAGATGTTGTGATCAAGCCGACTACTACTCCGCCTAGTACGGTGCTTTCTGGTGTCGTTTCTGTGCAGGGTGGTGCTTGGCAAATTTTTGGAATAACTGCTGATGAAACGGAAGCGTCTGGTCCTTATGGTTGCTGGAAATCATTGGCGCAGTCCTTTTTGTATACGGTTAATTGCACAAGCGTCGTTCAATCAGGTGGCGCTGGCATAGTATCTTATTTTAATTCGTTCAGTTACCATGAAAGCCATCAGTTTATTCTGAACGGAGGTAGTCCTTATATTCTTGATGCTGAGTACAAAGCAATACTGACTGTGAGTGGCTCAACTATCGAATTGGCGGACGACACAACGCCGTTGATTTATTCTTATTCAGATGCCTTTGCAGGTATGTCATTAGATGGGATCACCCTTAATGGGTTTACACTTACCAAGGGTGACTCATATTGTGACCTAAATAGTGCAATCACTGATTTCGGTGGTGGTGTGCCCCTGAATGATATCATAGATATTCCAAACAGTTTTATCGGAACAAACTCTAGAATCATGGATATGTTCGCTACCAAGGTGAAGTCTGGCGCCGTTATTGCTGATGACCTTGTTCCTGGGTCGTGGTCAGTCATCGACGACGGGACCGATGTAAGGCTTTATGCGAACAAAAGCGGCACGCTGGTCAAGAGCGCAGCGCTGACTTAGGAGGGAACATGAGCACGGAAGTTGACGCGATCCTCGCGAAAGCTGAAGCCGATCTTGCTGCGCTCGCGGAGCCAAAGCCGGGCACGGAGGATTTGCAGAAGCAATACGATGCGTTGGTTGCGCAGCGCAACACGTTGCAGAATCAGATTCGCGAAATCGAAAAGCAACTGAAGCCGGCCGACACGATGAAGGCGCAGATGGCGTTGCAGATGATCAAGCAGTTGCGCGCCGGTCGGCCGATGCGTCCTGGTCTTGGCGGTCCTGGTCCAGTTGGCTGATGGGAGTTCTAGGCGATGCCGGGCTTTGCGCCGCTAGGTGGTGCTCCGCTTGGCGGCTCGCTGGTCTCGCAGCTCTACGTCTACCTTTACCCTGACGGCGACGATCTCGACGGCGGATGGACCGATCAGGACGGCGGCCCGGATCTATACGCTGCGGTTGACGAGGCGGTCGCCAGCGATCTCGACTATATCAAGTCGAGCATCACGCCGGTCAACGATATTTGCCGGATGACGCTGAGCAATCCCGGCGGCCCGATCACTGAGCCTTTCGAAATATTCTATCGGTATGGCAAGGACATCAACACCGACACGATTGATCTCTATTTCCGACTGAAGGAGCTGACCAACACCAGGGCCTCGTGGAGCCATCTCAATGTGTCGGTCGGGTTCACAGATGGACTGTATACTTTGACCACGCCGGAATTCCTGTCCATCGGCAACATGGACGATCTGCTGATCGAGATTGAGGCGGATGTACCGTGACCGATAGGTGGCGCATCTATTATGACGACGGTCGCACGTTCGAGTCGACCGACGGCCCGTTCGAGAGCGCGCCGAGCGATGGTGTGCTATTCATTATCCAGAAGATTGGGGACACGATTAATTCGCACTGCGGTTCCGATCATTATTTCATGATCGACGGCGAAATTATTTCGACCCACGACATTGGGCCGCTGTTGCGGAGGTGGGGCATCAAGTTCGGCCGCTGGACTTCGCATGTGAAGTTCGAGGAAGCGGGGCGGCGCGCGGCGCAGGATGCCAAGGCATGGCAGTTGGAAAAATGAGCCATGGCCGCATTAACTTGGTACGCAACTTCGTCCTTGGCCGATGTCCATCAACAGATGTCGGAAACCGATCCGGGGACCGAGGTCACCGCATCGCCGGTAACAGGATGGATTGCCGGTAACGCTACTGGTAATCACTCACCGCTAAATTCGCAGGTTGAGCAGGCGCTCGCTACATTCACGGCGACAACCGATCCTGACGGCACAATCGACACAACGACAGGCGACTGTTTTCGTTCTGCGAACACATACACAGGCTCATTTGCGTCGGCGAATTGGGAAGTCCGCTTTGCTGCGCGGGCGACTACGGCAACCGGCTGTTCAGGCCGCATCCGATGCCGTTTGCTGCGAAGTGCGAACGCAAATGGCAGCAGCGCAACTGAGATAACCTCAGGTCAACAGACTGCCGGCACGTCGATCAGCAGTCTGCAAACCGGCACGACGCAGACTACGGTCGCGACATTCAATCCCGGCGCATTCTCGGTTACCAACGAATATATTTTCATTCAGCTTGCCTGGGAAAGGACAGGCGCAGGCGGTCACAATAATTCCGATGTTAACATGCGCGTCGGCAATGCGTCTGGCGCCGGCACGCGTGTTGTCTCAGCTAACTTCGTTCAAGACACAAATATCTCGCCGGCCAGAGTTGACAGCACTCTTTCGACGGCCGCGCCGAGCGTTGTTTACGCTCAAACAATTTCTCCTGCACGTGTCGATCTCCTGCTCTCGACAGTCGCGCCGAGCGCGGTGCTCGCAACGCTACTGTCACCGGCGCGCGCCGATCTTGTGCTCTCGCCGTCCACTCCGTCCGTCGACGTTGATTATTTCCAGACTCCCGATGCGGCGCAGTTTGTATTCTCAGGCACTGCGCCTGTTGTTGTTTTGGGCGGGGCCGGCTCGCGCGCGGTCGTCTCCTGGATCAGGGTGCGCGCGCCGGCCGCTGCGGCGATATCGATCCAGCCAGCCGCTGGTCAGCTGACGCTATCCACTGTTGCAGGGCCGATCGTTCCTGCCACTGCCAACCTTACACTCTCGACTGTCGCTCCGTCTGCCGACATCAAGGTTAACCAAACACCCGATGCGGCGCAGCTTACGCTTACCTCCGTTGCGCCGTCAGTAATCGTCGCAATCACGTTCCAGCCAGTTGCGGCGCAGCTTTCGCTCTCGACTTTTGCGCCGTCAGTCGACATTAAGGTCAATCAGACCCCGGCGTCGTCGCAACTCACGCTCACGTCGGTTGCGCCGTCAGTAACAGCGACGCTTTCGGTTTCGCCTGATGCTGGGCAACTGACGCTATCTACTATCGCGCCGACGCTGGTGACCTACGCGCCAGCCGCGGCCGATCTCACGCTCACGACTTTCGCGCCCACAATACGAATTGCAGTCCGCAGAACAGGAACAATACTCGGGCCGCAGTATCCAAATCCTGTTCGGTACAATCAGCAGGCTTCCGTTCGCTTCAACAAACCGCTGGGCTCGCGCAGCAACGTGCAGGCTGGCTTGCGCAGCAACACGCAAGCAGGCTCGCGTCGCAACACGCAGTCTGGCCGTCGACCGCGAGTAGGATAGCCCAATGCGATTTGAGAATCTCGATCGCCGCATCACGATCCAGGGGCAGTCTCTCTCGCACAGCGACAGCGGCGAGGAGGTCGTGACGTGGGAGGATGTGGCGACAGTGTGGGCAGAGAAGCGCGAGAACGCCGGGGCCGAGCGTTTCGCGGCGCGTCAGAACGTCGGCTATGCGGTCAAGACGTTTGCTTTCCGTTGGTCTAATGCAGTGAAGGGCGTGACAGTCGAAGACCGCATCCTGTTCGACGGCCGTTATTTTAACATCACTGACGTTCGTGAAATAGGCCGTCGCGTTGGCATCGAAGTTGATGCTTATGCTGCTGGAGAAATTCCTATAGCTGAGGGTGAAGCCTCTGTGACATTCGACTCGGAAGACACGACGTTCGATTCCACCGAGATAACCATGGATGCCGAGACATGAGCTACGATCCAATCAACATCGGCGCGGCTCCGGACGACGACACCGGCGACACGCTCAGGGTTGCGGGCGGTAAGATCAACGCCGGATTCTCGGATGCTGAGAATCGGCTTGGCGCTCTTGAGACTGCGGCGACTACGCTCGACGGCCGCCTCGATAATCTCGACGCCGATCTCGACACGGCGCTTGGCAATACTCCTGGCGGGTTTGCGATCCGCTCTGCATCCGGTTGGGGAAATTCCGCCGAAGCTGACAACGGCGGCACTGGGGCGCTGTATGTCGAAGATAGCCCAACTCAATATGTAATCTCGTTTGACAATGTGGGCACCCAATTTGCTGGCGACCAAATTATAAAATCTCCATTCGACCTGCGTTGGGAATATACTGGCCCGGCCCCAACGCCTGAGGAAATCGCATTTATTGGCCCATCGTTTCATACGGAGGTCACACCTAGCACCGACGTTGACAATCATGCCTCAATGTATTGCGGGGTCTCCGCAACGGTATCGTCAGACAGTGATACTGTTCTGGGCTGGCTAGTTGGCGGGCGATTTTCCGCATATCGCCTGCATCGCACGGGAGCTGCGGGAAGCACCAATCCAGTATGCGCGGTGATGGGCACCGCGTCCATGGGCAACCCTGGCGGCTCGGGTGTGGTTGGCGATGGCGCCATCGGTGGGCTGTTTACGGTCTTTACAAACAGGTATTCATCCGGAAACGAATTTGACCCGATTGACACGGCAGGTGGTGTTTCAGGTGTTATCGGCCGCGTTTATATCAATCAAGATGTAGTCGCAAACATCGCATCAAAGACAGTAGTCGGTGTTGCGGGCTGCATTAAAGTAGAGGCTATTACCGCAAACGCCATCGCATTATGGGCCGAAAATAAAATTGAAGCGGATACTGTCAACAACATCGGCCTCAACGTAAAGGACATGCAGGAGGCCACTAATCTCACCATGGCCATCCGTACAGGCGATGGCGTGGTGCAGTTTAAGGATAACCTTACGCTTGGCGACGGCATCAATGGTCGCGTGCACATTCGGGCCGTGGCCGCGCCCACCATCACCAGCGTTCAAAGTGGGTGTCTTGGGCAATACCTATGCACGGGGGGAGGCAGCAAGACATATACATATAAGGTGGTTGCGGTGCTCGCGGACGGTATCACGTCGGAAGCATCCAACGCCATGTCTACGACTACCGGATTTGATGATCTGTCGGTAGATGAACATAATAACCTGGTTACCTGGACGCCTGTAGAAGGCGCGGTTGGGGGCTACAGAGTTTATCGCACTGTCGCGGGCGGTTCCGTGACCAACACCACGGGATTGATCGGGACTGCTGCGCAAGACACATACCCGTTTTTACTCAATGCACCCCTGACGCCAACAACGCCATCGTTTATCGACGATGGTGCGGCGGGCGATAGCGCGACGCCACCACCAAACAATACAACCGGATTTTTGTTGATCGAAGCCGCTGCGGCCACGGGCGCTGGAAATAATGCATTTGACTACATCAATGTCAAAAAGGGCGGCACCAGTAAGTTCCGCGTTTACGATGATGCTGTACCGTCGGCGACTATGGCTCTTGGCGATATGGACATCTTCACGGCTGGCGGCACGATACTGAACATAATGCCGACTAATACGATAGTCTCAGGCCGACTATTGTGCATAGGAATGGCGACCTTCGCATATCAGGGTGAGACAGAAAGAACTATAGCATCTGGTGTTATCTCGGCTTCATGTTCTTTTCACACCGTTGATACTGAGGGCGATGCCGCTTCGGACGATCTAGACACGATCAACCCTAGCCTAAGCGTAGCTGGTGAGTTTCTGGTACTGCGCGCGATCAATAGCGCGCGCACAGTCGTAGTCAAGAACGGCACTGGCAATCTTCTACTCAATGGCGACATGAGCCTGGACAACGAAGCTGACACCATCACGCTGTTCTTCAGTGGGGCGCTCAACAAGTGGCTCGAGATCGCTCGCTCCAGCAATGGCGCATAAATGAAAGACATCCGCCCGGCAATCAGGCAGATACTGCTCAACAACGCCACTGTGTCCGGCCTGGTCGGCGGTTCGCGCGTCTATCCGATATTGCTGCCGCAGGGCATCACAAGTCCAAGCGTGGTGTATTTCCTGGTGACTGAAGACACGACTTATAACATGCGAAGCTCAGATAATCTGATCAGTGCGCGCTATCAGATCGACGGCTGGGCGCTAACGGCCGACTTGTCGGCTCAGCTTGGAGACGCCTGCTTTGATGCGCTGAGCGGGTTTCGCGGCGTGGTCGCATATGGATCGAATTCGCCGCAGTCAACCGTGAACATCCATGGCGTGTTCCATGACATAGGTCGCGACGAGTATGATTCGACCGCGAAACTGTTTGCCCGCCGGAGAGACTATTTCTTCAAGTTCGCCGAATACTGATATGGCGAAAAAGGCTTTCATCGTAGAAGGATTGAGCGATACGCTGGAAGCGCTTGGCGAGTTGCCGAGAGCCACTCAGAAGAATGTAATCAAGCGGGCACTGATCAAGGCTGGTCAACCGATAGCCGATGAGGCCAGGGCGGCATCACGGGTATTGACGGGTCGGCTGCAACGATCCTTTGGCGTGAGCGACAAGCTATCAAAGCGTCAGCGGTCGCAGCATCAAAAAGAATCCGAAGTGGAAGTCTTTGCCGGCCCCGGCGCGCTTAAACAAGCAATCACTGAAGAATTCGGAACCGTCAATATGACGCCGCATCCGACGCTACGACCAGCGTGGGACGCCAACAAACAGACGGCGTTGAAAAGCGTGGCTGACGATATCTGGATCGAGATAGAGAAAGCCGCGGCGCGGGCGGCGCGCAAGGCTGCTCGATTGGCTGCAAAGAAGTGATCACAAAGGAGCAACCCGATGGCTAACTCCCCTCCTGAAGGTCAAGCAAGCAGCGCGTTGCTTGGCTATGGCTCGTTCTTTCGCGTTGGCAACAGCGGCTCGTCGCCGACTGACTACATGTACTTGTCGGAAGTCAGCAATATCACTCCGCCGTCGCTGACGGTGGATCAGGTCGACGTCACGCACATGCAGTCACCAGGCCGCATCCGCGAGTTCATCAGCGGGTTGATCGACCCAGGCGAGACTTCGTTCGAGATGAACTTCATACCAGGCAGCGAGACTGACCAAATCCTGTTCGACTGGATGAACACGCCGGTCACTGAGAGTCGCCGTCGCAGCTGTCAGATCATCTTCTCCAATGGCATGTCTTGGACGTTCAACGGGGAGATCACTGGCTACGAGCCGGAAGCGCCCGTAGACGACAAGATGACGGCCACGGTCACGATCAAGGTGACCGGTCTGATCACAACCAATTACTGAGGTAGCGATGGCGAACTCTTTGCGCGGAGATATCGAGTTCAAGGCTGGTGCGTCCAGTTACACCATGCACTTTTCCACCAACGCGCTGCGGCAATTGGAAGAGATGCTGGACATGAGCACGACCAAGATCGTCAAGCTGGCGAACGATCCAGAGAACTTCCGCCTGAGCACGTTGCAAAAAATATTCTGGGCTGGCTTGCAGGATCACCATCCTGGCCTGACGATGGATGACGTGACTGAGATCTGGAAGTATCAACTGCCGAACGAGACCAGCGAAATCATCACCAAGGCGCTGAATGCCACGTTCGAGCCGGAGGACAGTTCTGCCCGCCCTCCGCAGCAGACGGCGACGCAAGGTCCCAATGGGAAGCACTCCTCGCCCTCTGGGAATCTCTAGGGCTAGACGCCGACGTCTTCTGGCGTCGCACGCCGCGCCAGATCAACGCGACCTTTCGAGCCCACGAGGTAAAGCGACGGCGCGAGCACAACGAGCGCGCCTGGCTGGCCTGGCACGTCGCGGCGCTGAGCAGAACGAAGGCCATGCCAAAGCTCAATCGTCTCCTGCTCAAGGATGGCGCGCCGCAAAAGAAGCGCAAGCAGACGCTGGAGGAGCAAGCCGAAATCATGAACAAGTGGGTCAAGGCCATGGAGCGCGTTGAGGCCGCTCGGAAAGCTAAGGTCGGCTGATGGCCGCCATCATCGGCGCACTTCGCGTCGTTCTCGGCGCCGACACAGGCGAGTTCGAGGACGGCATCAAGAAGGCCAGCGGAGGCCTCAAGAGTTTCGCGCGCGACGCCACTGCTGTTGCTGCCGGAATAAAACTTGCTGAGATATTCGACAAGGTCGGCAGCGCCATCGGAGACATGATCAAGGGCGTCGGGCGAGCCATCGACTCGATGGACAAGCTCGGCAAGGAAGCCCAGAAAGTCGGCGTCACCACCGAAGCCATGTCGGCCTTGTCGCTGGCCGCTGGCCTGTCTGACCTAAGCATCGAGTCGTTAACCAAGGCGATGGGCAAGCTCGCCAAGGGCATGACCGACGCTGACAAAGAGACTGGAGAGATGGCCAGAGCCTTGAAGGCTCTCGGCATCGATGCCAAAGCGTTCAAGGACTTGACGCCGGAGAAGCAGCTCGAGAAGCTGGCGTTCGAGTTCGCGCGCACCGAGGACGGAGCTACCAAGACCGCCATCGCGATAGGAGCGTTCGGCGCACGCGTAGGTCAGCAGCTCATTCCGCTGCTGAACAGCGGAGCCAAGGGCATTCAGGAAGTCTACGAGCAGGCGCAGAAGCTGAACCTCGTCATCAGCAAAGACACGGCCAAGCAGGCAGAGAATTTTCAGGACAACCTGAAGCGGATGTCCGCCGCCAGTCAGGGGTTCTACAATGTCATTGCTAGCCTGGTGCTGCCGCGGCTCGAGGATTTGAGCAACAAGATAGTCAAGGCCACGCTTGACTCTGACGGCTTCCGATCGACAGCAGAAGCCATAGGCAGGGCACTCAGGTTTGTCGCCGACAACTCCACTCCGTTCTTGATCGCGATGGGTGCGATCGTTGCCATACTGTCTCCGCTGCTGCTCAAGTTCACTCTGATCGCCGCCGGTATCATATTTGCTGCCAAGGCGCTCGGGCAGCTGAGCGAGTCCGAGACCTTCATGAAGGACTTCTCGGCGCTGCTGCAGTCTGTCGGTATCAGCACTGCCGCACTGACCGATCAGACTGACCGCCTGAAGAAATCGCTGCTGGAGCAGGCGGACGCTGAGGCCAAGCTCAAGCGCGAGATGCAATCGAAAGAGCAGGCGCAGATTGCCGAGGCTCTGAGGAAGAAGCTCGAGAGTCTGCGGGTCGAAACAATCGAAGCGTCTAACGTTTTCTCTCGTCAGTTAGCACCAGGTCTG